GATACTCAGTATTTGCTGGGTGACCTGAAGCGCGAATATGCGGACACAGTGACGGTGAAGAGCGTGGATCGGTATGATTTTGGATCACCTCATTTGCATCACCTGATGATTGGAGCGGGCTGATGGCGAAATTCAGAATTGAAACGCCGCGCGGGGTGGTATTTCATACAGATAGCGGGCGCGCTGAACTGAAGTGGAATGTGGGTTTCTCTGCCAAGTGGGAAGGTAAGTGCACCAAAGCGCAGGAACACCTGGAGAGTGAGATATTGAGGACATGCGAACCCTATATCCCACTTCAAACGAGCATGCTGGTCAAATCCGGCACGCTGGGGACGGAGATCGGATCCGGTGAAGTGAAGTGGATCGCCCCGTACGCCAAGTTTCAATACTACGGTAAGGTGATGATCGGTAAAGAATCACGATCTGCATGGGCGAAGCCAGGCGAAGAGAAGGAAGTCACAGATAAAAACCTGACCTATCACGGCGGCGGACAGCGCGGCGCGTTCTGGTTTGAGCGTGCTAAAGAAGTGCACCTGGCGGAGTGGGAAGAAGGCGTGCAGGAAAAGTTGGCTGGAAAATGAGCGAAATACTGCCTGAGACGATCATAGAGGGGATCCGCGATTACATCCGCACCTACACGGGGTTAAAAGAAGGCGCGCCGGTGTGGGTGGAGAGGCTCGGTAACGAGCCGACTGAGTATGCGGTGCTGCCGCTGGCAGGGCGGCGGGTGGTTGCTGAATATATCACAGGTAAGCGCGTGATGGAGTACAGCTTTGCATTTCGCAGCATGGAAAGCACGGCGGATGACCTGGTACGTATGGAGAATAATGGCTTTTATGAGAGCTTTGCACAGTGGTTGGATGATCAGACCGATGCTGGCGACCTGCCGGATTTACCGGCGGGGATGTATGCGGAGGGGATCGAAGCGCTGGGCCAGGGCTTTTTGTTTCAGGAAGGCAACAGCGACACTGGGATTTACCAGGTGCAATGCCGATTGGTTTATGAACAGAACTAAAGATTAGGAGAATTTTTACTATGGCAGAAAAAGTAAAACGCAGTTTATTTGCAACTTTTATTGACGTTGATCCGGGGTATGAGGATTGGGCGCTGGTAGGAGAGGGGGTAACCACAGCAACGATTGAATATAACCCTGAGATCAGTGAGGAAGTGTATATCCACCAGGACAGTGCCACGGCAGAGATCGAGAGATATGGCCCAAAAATGCCGTTGAAATCGAAAGCGGTTTTGGGTGACGATGTTTTCGACTATGTGGACGGGTTGCGGATCAATCAGGCTGTGTTGAATGACGCTCACACCCAGGTGGTGAATGTGTGGTTGTACAAGCCGGTGTCCGGACAGGCCGACACTTATGAAGCTGAATTGCGGGATGCAACGATTTCGATTGAAAGTTTCGGCGGTGATGGCGGACAGACGAACGAGATCGATTACACGATCCATTATCGCGGCGACCCGGTATTGGGTGAATTTAACATCGACACGTTAACGTTTGACGATGGTTCGTCTCCGTAGTCCGCAGCTGTGAAAAGCTGGGCCGAAGCTAAAAAAAATAAACAAAGGAGCCTATATGGATAGTATTCGCATTGATACCGGCGGGGTACGCCTGATGGTGAATGGCGATCCGCAACGGGTGATTGCATTCAATCCGCATGATGTGGTGTTTGCTGAACGCTTTTATGCGTTGCTGGGCGAATTTAAGGGCGCTGAGCAGGATTTTTTGGAGCGTGCCCAGGCACTGGACGCGGTCACTGAAAAGGATGACGCGGGATTACCCGTGAACGCTGGAGAGCGCATCAAGTTGATCCGAGAGATTTGCGAGTGGACGCGTGAAAAGATCGATGCGGTGTTTGGGAAAGGCACTGCACAGGCTGCCTTTGGCGACTCGATGAGCCTGGATATGTTCGGACAGTTTTTTGAAGGGGTGACACCCTACATCGAAAAAGAGCGCAGTAAAAAGATCAGCCAATACAGCAAGGTTGTGAAGGACCGGAAAGACATCGAAGACAGTAAGCGCGTGATGGAGTAAACCCTGTGAACATCCTGACCGACCAACTGCCGACTGCGATCAGGGTGAATGAGCGCATCTATGATGTGAACAGCGACTTTCGCGACTGTTTGCGGATTATCCTGGCTTTTGAAGACCCTGACCTGGCACCGCTCGAAAAACAGCTTGTGCTGCTGGAAAATTTATATACAGAACCGGTGGCGCCGGGGGATACCGCGAAAGCGATCAAAGAAGGTGTCCGCTTTTTGGACGGCGGGAGCGATGACGCGGGGGAAGACTGTAAAAAACCGCGTCTTTACAGCTTTGCGAAGGACGCTGGACTGATCTTTGCCGCGTACCAGCAGACGCACAAGATCGACTTGCAAAATACTGAGTATCTGCACTGGTGGCAGTTTATGACGCTATTCATGGATTTAGGCGAGAGCACGGTTTTTTGCAGCCTGGTGGGCTTGCGTAAACGGGTCAAAAGTGGCAAGGCGTCGAAGGAAGAAAAACAAATCGCCAGAGAGATGGGTGACCTGTTTGACGTGCCGGAGCTGGATACCCGTGACCTGGCGGAAAAAGAACTTGAGCGGATGTTTGTAGACCAGGTGAAAGCGGCCCGTAAACGGAAAAAGAAGGAGCGCGATGGAACAAGGGTATGACGGCGAAGTTGTAATCAAGGCGCGCATCGATGAGAGCGGGATCAACAAGGGCACGGAAAAGATCGGAGATGCGATAGCCGATGAGTTTGGCGCGATGGGCCAGACTGCGGAAGCTGGAACAGCAGCGGTCGGGAAGAGCTTGGTGAGCTTATTACCGGCTGCGAAGGGGGTTTTTGGTAAGATAACGGCTGCGGTTGGCGCGATCAATCCGGCGCTGCTGGCGGTGGGCGCCGGTATGTTAGTCCTGGGCAGCGTCACGGTTAACGCTTTCAAGGGGGTGATGGGGGTGATACAGACCGTCAAAGATAAATTGTTGCAACTAGCGAAGACGATTATCACATCTGTTAGGTCAACTATCGAACGCTTTGTGTCAACAGTGAAAAATGTGGTGACTTCGATTGCCCGATATCTATTTACCCAGTTGGTATCCGCGATCACAAAATTTACCAAGAATGTTATCGCGTCGGCAGCGGAAGTTGACCAGTTGAAAGGCTCATTTACTGAGTTAAACGCGACAGTGAGGACACTGGGGACTGATCTTGTATCACTGTTTATCCCACAAATCCAGACCACGATAAACTGGTTGGTGAACTTGCTGAATATCATTCGCCAGGTAATTGCGGCACTAAAGGGGCAAACCAGTTATACCAAGGTTGTAGCCGATGAATTAGGAAAGGCTGGTGGCGCGGCGGAGAAAGCGGCTGGCGCTCTGGCAGCGTTTGACGAAATCAACGTGCTGCAACAACCGGGCGGCGCTGGAGGCGGCGGGGGCGGTGGATTGGGTGAAGAGGAAGTACCGATTGATCAGGAATGGATCGACCTGGCGGGCAGGATCGCCGCTGCCTGGGATGTGGTAAAACAAAAGTTTCTTGAATTGTGGGCGGTGATCGAGCCATTTCGGAATTTTATCAATCAAACTGCAGACGATTTCAAAACCAATTTCCTGACGCCGGTCAGCGAGTGGGTGCTGGGGCCTGGCTGGGATGAGTTCATTCGGATCACGGATGAGCTGATGCAAAACTCGGACTGGGACGGGCTGGCTGATTCGCTGAATCGCTTTTATGCCGCAGTGGCTAAATTGACGATTGGAGTATTCCAGGGCCTGCTGACTTTTTATGATCGGTTCTTGCGCCCGATTACTGAGTGGACGGTGAATGAGGGACTGCCGCGGTTCCTGGATTCACTATCTGATGCGGTTGAGGATATCGACTGGGAATACCTGAATGAGCAGTGGGGGTTATTCCTGGACGCGTTGACCGAGTTTACGCTGTTGAACCTGGATAATTTGCTGTGGTTCGTTACCGAGATATTGATCCCGATTGGCAAGTGGACGATTGACGAGGTAGTACCAAGGTTCTTCCATACCCTGGCAAGCGTGCTGCGGATTCTGACTGCTGTGTTAGAGGCGCTCAAACCACTGTGGTTATGGTTCTTTGATGAGGTTCTGGCGCCAATGACCGGCTGGGAAGCGGATACTTTCCTGGACTTCTGGGATTTGCTTAACGAAAAGCTCGACACGCTCGCGACCTGGTTGGAGGACAACCCGGACAAGATCAGGGAATTTTTTATTATTGTTCTTGGGCTGGGAGTCACGGCTTTTATGCTGTTAGCTATAGCTCTTGCACCGGTGGTATTGCTATTTGGATTGTTAGCACTTGCGATTGCTACTGCTCTGCTTCCCCTGGCTGCGATTATTGTCTATATTACGCTGGTTATTGCTGCGATCTGGTTGTTGGGTTATGAAATTGGGAAGCTGGCGCACATGGTTTATAACAAAATCCAGGAGATGAAAGAGAACTGGGAGGGTTTCATGGAAGGCGTCAAGACAGCCATCCGAGTGGCCGTGGATTATGTTAAGAACAAATGGGATGAATTAAAGACAGCATTCAAGGCTGAGGGGATAAAAGGCGCGCTTAATGTTGTGATCGGGTGGATAGAGAATTTTGTAAATATCGCTATCAATGGGATTAATGCGTTAATTGATCTGCTAAATAACTTCAGTATCGATATCCCAGCGATTGAGATTGCTGGCCATGTTATTTATGGCGGTGGTTCTATCAGCCCGTTCAATTTCACACATAAAGCGGGGATATCAATACCTCGCCTTGCCCAGGGCGCAGTGATTCCACCCAACAGCCAGTTTTTGGCGGTGTTGGGTGATCAGCGATCGGGGCGCAATATCGAAGCTCCGGAAGATTTACTGCGCGAGATCATACGCGAAGAACTGGATGGTATGGGCGGGCAGGATGTAACGATCAAGTTTGCCGGTTCACTGAGCCCGTTAATTCGGGAGTTGAAGCCCTACATTGACCGGGAAGACAGGCGCGTTGGGGTTTCTATGGTGCGAGGGATTTCATGAGCAAATTAATTATGATCGATGGGAAGCGCTATGATGTACCGATCGTCAAGCTGGATCACTCGGCAGAGTTTTTATACAAGTATGCAGAGCGAACTGTGGACGGCGTGCTGCACAGTGAAATGATCGGCGTTTATTTTAATTACCAGGTAGTGTTTGGGAAAAACAATGCCAACCCGACTGAGTATAAAAAACTATATGACAAGCTGACCGAGCCGAGTGAGTTTCACAGCGTGCAGGTCCCGACCATCGAAGGGGAACACGCTTTTGAAGCCTATTTCTCAAATATCAAGGACACTTTTGTCCGCATCAAAGGTGATAATCGCTATTTCAAGGGGCTTTCGGTGAACATCATCGCCCGGAGACCTGCGAGGCAATGACCGGCTGATGATAACTTACCCTGAAATAGTGTTTGAAAACGTGACTTTTGGCGCTGAGGACATTCGCGATTGTACGATTGTTGAGGATTTTAATCCGCTGGCGATCACTGTTCCGATCAACACAATGGACTTGACGCTGTACAGCGATGCGGGTGGGTTTACGATCATCAACCCTTCGGGGGTGTACGAGCCGCTGTTGACGCGGCAACCCATGGCTGTTTATATTAACATCGATGGACAACGGCACTTTGTCGGCCAGTATTTCATGGATGGTTGGGAAAACCAGTCTGAAAACCTGATCAGCCTCACGTGCATTGACGCTTTGGGACTGCTGGACAAGGATGATTACAAGGGCGGGTTGTGGCTGACCCCGATCAAAGCGGGCGTGATCCTGGATGACATCTTTGCGCAAGCCGGACTGGACGTAATGATCGACGACCAGGTTTATGATGTGGAACTGACCGGCTGGTTGCCTATCATGAAATATCGTGCAGCAGTGCAGCAAGTGTGTTTTGCTGCTGGCGGGTATGTGCGCTCAAGCCGTCAGAGTGTGGTTAAGATCGGCAAGATGGGTTTTATCTCTCAAAGGCAAGCTGGGATGCGCACTGGCGTGGCAGGTGTAGGACAAAGCCGCGTGTATCAGATGCGCTGGCGGGGTAATGTGATGATCTCATTTGAGGGAACCGGCATTGCGACCACTGGCATCAAAAGTGGTGTAGCTTCTGTGGGCCAGAGCCAAACGTATCAGAGACGATGGCGGGCAGCGCAATGGGAGGGTACTGAGTATTACCGGGAGGTGATGAACAGTGAGCAGGGCGCTGATCGAGTGCTTACATTGCGTGAGAAAGTCACTGGCGTAGAGATTGTTATGCATGATTTTACACCAGGCGATGGGGAGCGTAAGCTGTTTGAGGGAACTCTGGCAAGCGGTGTTTACCCTGTTGAATTCAGTCAACCGATGCACACCCTGACAGTTGAAGGCGCGACCATTGTTGAAAGCAGTGCCAATCATGCCGTGCTTGAGGTGAGTGCGCCCGGAGAGGTGCGATTGACCGGGATGGTGTATAACGATTTGATTTCAACGATTGCGATTAATGCACCGATAAGCTCACATGATAAACCCAGCGTGATTCGAGTTGATGATGCCACGCTGGTCAATTCTTCTAATGGAGCCGAGATTGCCCAGAGAGTGTTTGATTACTATCAACAGCGATATAAAAAGAAAATGCGCCTGTTTGGCTCGGCATTATCAGCAGGAAATATTGTTCAGGTGGAGACCTTGTATGGAAATACGCTGTTTGGCGTGATTGAGCATGCTGAGATTGATCTGGCAGGGGGAAGTCTGGTAGATGCTGAAGTGATCGGAGTGGTTGTTTGAGAAATCATGGCCTGAAAAATAATTGTTTGAGAAATAACAAGGAGTAGGATATGCCAAATTACACAAAAACTGTATGGGAAGACGAGGTTTTGGCGGGAGCAGAACGCTTTGAGATCACCAAAAACGCTGGGGGTGCGGTGGATGCAATTGGCGACCTGGCGCAATGCGGTATTGCACTGAAGACAAGCGTCATCAAGGCGGGAACACCGTTGAATGCTGCTAACCTCAACAAAATCGAGGATGCGCTGGAGCTGCTGGCGGGTTTAATCGATGTTTACGATCTGCTGCACTTTTTGGTGTTGGAAACCGATGAAATCATTAAGGCTGAAGATAATTTGATGTTGTTTCCGGTGCCGGATAAGCATAACGGGAAGAAAGCAGTCAGGTTGTTTGTATACCTGCCAGGAGCGGCGAGTTCGAGCGGTAACGTGGTTGTGCGGGTGTATAACAAGACCACTTCAAGTGTCCTGGGCACGGTGACGCTCACAGCGGGCAATAAGATCGGATCGAGTGTGATCGACGTGTTACTTACGGAAAACGATGAGCTGCGGATCGATGTGACCAGTGCCGGGACAGGAGCCAAAGGCCTACAGGTACAGATCAAGGTAGACAAATCATGAGTGTTATTGTTATCAAGCGCAGGGCAAAAAAGGCATTTGAGGTTCCAGAGGGTGGAATTATTTTATGGTATGGGATCGCTACTGATGTTCCTGACGATTGGGCCATTGATGCTTATGCCAAGAATGCGTTTGTGCGCGGCGCCAGTAAGGGAAAGGCCAACAATGTAAAAGTTGGCAGCACATTTGTTCACAAACACACTTATGCAAGCAAAACATCAGCTGTGGCAGCACACACACACAGTACAACGGCAAGCGGCACGACGGGCAGCGCATCCGGTTCACAAGCTCACTATGGTACTGCCAATGAAAATGCTGCGACCACAAATCATACTCACAGTGTGTCGGGCACACGGAAGACTGACATCAAGGGCGGGCACAATCATGCGATGCAAGACACAGGTGAGACCGAGGTGTATCCGCCTTACTGCAGGTTGTATTGGATTAAAGCTATTACAGACACATTTTTACCGATTGGCGGGATCGTGATGTGGGACGGCGCATTAGCAGGTAGACCACTGGGGACGAACCTGTGCGATGGTACGGGAAATACTCCCGATCTGCGCGGCGATTTTGTGTATGGAGCGAACCAGGACACGGACGTCAAAAAACGGGGCGGCGCGGAAACGCACAGGCATGCCAATCAAACTGTGATCCCTGATGGTGGCCATGATCACTCAGTATCTGGCTTTTCTACAGGGAGCGGTGCATCTTCAAAGAATGCTTCGACTTACGGCGGTGTTAATCTGAGCGCTGGGAATCACAGTCACAGCTTGTCGGCAACCCTGACCGGTGACGGGGACCATACGCATACGATTGGCAACACTAATGCTGGATCGAGCTTGCCACCGTATGTCATGCTGTATTTCGTGATGAGGACAATATAATGGATAACTTACCTATCGGAACGATCATTGCCTGGGAAAATGCCGCAATACCGAGTGGATGGGCGGTGTGCGATGGACAGGATGGCAGACCGAACTTGATTGGCAAGTTTGTCAGGGGAGCGAGTTCAGACGGTCAGGTGAGAGCAACCGGCGGAGCTGAGGATCACAGCCATACGAATCCAGGCACTGCTAAAAGGGCAACGCACAATCATGGTGGGAGTAAGTCACTTTCTATCGGTAGCGGGAGTGGGTCTACTTCAGGGACGGTGGGGTCAGGTGCTAATTCGGCAACGCCCGGGCATGATCATGGCTCTGGTTCAGCAGATATATCAATTTCAGATGCGGGAGCACACAGCCACACAGTGCCTGACACAAGCACAGTCGGACATATTCCACCGTATATCACCAGGGTGTTTATTCAGAGGGTAGCATGAGTGATCACTTCAAGGGTTGGCAGGATGGACATTTACCGCCGCCGGAAATTCCTGAGCAAGAACCGGCTGAACAGATCAAGGAAAGCGGCGAGCAGGTACTTGATATTGGTGCTATTGCGGATGGCGAGTTGCTGGTACGGGATGGCACGGATATTGTTGGCTGGAGCGGGATCGTCCCTTCGGCACGCGTGTACAACAGCGCAAACATCTCAATTCCGAACAATACGGTTACAGTATTAACCTTCAATAGCGAACTGCTGGACACAGATAACATACACGACACCGCAACCAACCCCAGCCGATTGACGTGCAAAACGGCTGGGCTGTACGCGATTTATGGCAACGCACAGTTCGCGGCACATGCAACCGGCGCGAGGTCGGTACTGATCCGGCTTAATGGCACCACTTTCATCGCGGAGGCAGTAGCCGGATCCGCCGGAATAGTTCAAAGCCCGCCTGTATCCACGCAGTACCCGTTAGAGGTGGGTGATTACATCGAACTGGCGGTATGGCAAAACAGCGGCGGTTCCCTGGCCGTAAATTACGTGGATGCGTATACGCCGGTGTTTGGTATGACCCGAATTGGGGCTTGACAGGTCAGGACATCCTATGCCCGATAAAGACACGGTTATCGCGGTACTTTCGGATATACAGGCGGGATCAACAGTCGCCGTATGCCCGCCCAGGTGGAACCTGTATGACGGGGGCACATATCACGCCTCGCCTGCGCAGATGATTATCTATCGGCAGTGGGTCGCCAGTGCCAAGGTGATCAAAGACCTACTGGGCGAAGGCAAGGCACGTAAGCGATTGGTGGTGATCCTGAACGGCGAGCCGATTGATAACGACCACCATGAAACACCGCAATTGATTACAAAACTGGCAACCGAACAAACCGACATGGCGATTGCACTGCTTGACGAGTGGTTGCAGATCGTGGAATACACGCCAAAACGCGGTGACTGCATGTACCTGGTGAGAGGCACAGAGGCGCATGAGGCGGGCAATCCGCTGGAGGTGATCGGACGCGACCTGGATGGGGTGGTGCCGTATCGCAAGGATACTTCACCGGTGACCAAGGACGGACGCTATACGCACGCCAAACTGGTGCGTACGGTAAATGGAAATCTATTTGATATAACCCATCACGGCTTTACTCGTGGCAGTCGTGCCTGGACCAGAAGCAATTCAATTTATCATACATTGCGGTCGATTTATTACGATGCGCTGGAATATGGCTATGAAATCCCTGACTACGTGGTCCGCAGTCATGGCCATGTGTACACTGCGGAAACTTATACCGGACATAGAAAGACGATCCATGGCTGTATGACACCTGGTTGGCAGTTGAAAACACACTTCATCAATCGCGTGGCGGCCAATGAACGGATCAACTCAATCGGCATGGTGTATTATGACGTGCTGAAAAGCGGGCATGCCCAGCATTATGCGGAGATACTCAGTATTGAGGATGTGAAAGTTGAGGCGTTTTGAAAATCACACCGGAGGAAAATGAACTGCTGCTGGCACTGGCATCTGAGTTCGCCAATACTCAGTATGACCCGAAACGTCATGTGTTGGTGAAAGATGCAGCCATGCTGTGGGGGATCAGCACGCGAGCAGCCACTTTCCGACTGGATAAACTGGTAGATGATGGCAGGTGGGGGAAAGAGACTGTGATTCACCAGGGGCGCATGAAAAATGGGTATTACAAGAAAGGATGTTGAGAGAGTACTGACATGTATTATTACGTTTATAACCATCAACATAAAGGATTACCCTATCACCGAGCGATGAAAGCAGCCGGGCACACGGCAAACTTACGGTTTGCAGATGTGACGTTGTTTGATCGGGACCAGGTGATGAACTCGACCCAGCCGCGTTACCAGGTGAAAGAGCAGTTAGATCGGGGATCGCTGATTATGATCTACCCGCATTCGGCGCTGCCGCCGTGGTGGTATGACGGGCTGGTGCCGGTGAGGGACTATCTATCGTGTGTGTTTGTGATCGGAGAGGCGCACAAAGCCGCCACAGACATTTTTATGCCCGGCGCCAGGGTTGAAGTTGCAGGTTGGCCATGGTGCAAACAAAGGGCATTCAAAGCGCCCAATCGAGTAAAACGCGTGCTATTTGCGCCGATCCACACCGCGGGAGGATTACGGCCAGAAGCCTTTGAGGCTAACCGGAATATCTTCAGGGAATTGAAGCGCGTACAGCGGATGATGGGGTTTGAGGTGATTATCCGTCATATCGGCGAATTAGAGCCGCAGGGCTTGAAGAATTACCGCGACTTTGAATTCGTCCAGGGAGCAAAGGACGGCGCAACCAGAGACATCGATAAAGCGGATGTTGTGATTGCTGAGGGGACATTTATGTACCTGGCCGTGGCACGGGGGACGCCAACAATCGGTATTAATCAGCATATCGCTTGCCGACCAAACCGAAATTATGCGCGCTATACACCGCACACCTGGGAGCGTTACGGACACCTGTTTGCTTACCCGTTGAATTACCAGTGGGGGGATTTGTGTGAACTGATTGAGCAGGCAACCGCAGAAGAGCAGAGCGAATGGAGAGCAGCCAACATTGGGGAGGACATGGACCCGCTGGGATTTGCGGGTATGGTGGAAGAGATTTGGCGGGAGAGTAAGAAAATGTGATACTGAGTAAATTTTGCCTGTACAAAACTGTGTAGTATAATTGAACTGGGCGTGAATTAGTTTCGCTTGAAGGCGTCTTGACGGCTTGCTCATTCGTGACTGGCCCCCTTCAGGGACGAGGGTGCAAGTCCCTCCACGTCCACTGGTAAAGTCGGAGTCATCCTCCGGTATTTTAAGGATAACAGAAGATAGGGCGGAACTTAGCGGTGGGAAAACATCCCAAAATGGGATATTTCACTCCTCCAGCGGGAAAACTTTAGGAATTGGTAAGTTTTGCCGATACACAAGTATCATGTTTTGTGCATCATTAGTGACAGATTTCATTATATTTTGTACATGAAACGCGTGTCATGTTCAAAGTTTGGCTTTTTTTGAACATGAGGCGTGAGTACTTCCCGCTTTGTTAACATTTTACTCCCTGAAAAAACATAGTATAATCCATATATCTGACCCGCCATGTGTAGGAACAGAAATAGGGGTCGGTGATAAGCTGACCCTGGTTTTTAATGAGCATTAAAAACCCCATTTTGGTTAGTTACTAATTTCAATTACAATACCGGCATCATTTCAGTAAGTGACTGAAGTGTCAGGTACGATTATAATAATTCTGATTTGTTACAACCGCTTTATCTACCGCTCTTTCGACCTTTTCGGTAGATAAAGCGGTTGTAAAATGTTCTATGTTTGCCCTATCACAACCCCCACTTCTCCACCGGTGACGCGTGCCGGTGTGCGTCGTCCAGATCGTTTTGGCTGATGGCCAGATAACGCTTGACCATATCCAGCGTGGTATAGCCCAGCATTTCCTGCAGGGTGTAGATGTTGGGATAGTTGCGCGTTTTGAAAAATCTGGCTGCATTTTCATAGAGTTGACTTTCCTCGGGAATACGATTCTAATTGTTATTAGAGGTCATGATATGAAAGGAAGATGAAATGTCTCTGTTGTGCAATATCATATTATTTGTTTTGTTTCTTATTATCGGTGCGATAATTGGTTTTTGGATCGGCACGATAAATGCTTATCGAGAAACACTATTCCGTTTGTTTTGGTTCGGCTATCTTGATTTGGATGAAGCAGAAGAAATCGCAAAATCTTTAAAGCAGGCCCCGACAGACGCAAATTGTAAGCAGAAATACAAAATATCTATAAAAGATGCTCGAAGAATGCTATTGAAGCGTTAACTTCTTTAAGAACTCTGCTACAAGTGATATTGTAATATCTTTGCCAACGTTTGCAATATAAACGAGGGCTTCTTTCCACTTCGCCTTATTGCTTATGTCTGATAAAAATTCGTGTCCTTTTGATGTGAGCGCATAAGGCATGTATCTCGGATAGTCATCAATGATGTACGCTTGTTTTTCAGAATGAATCAAGCCTTCTTCTGTTAAGAGCCTTGTATGATAATGAAAAAGCTCTTTATCGATCTCACTTAATCCCAACTCTTCCTGGCTCAT